TACTACACATGTCCGGCGCGTTCGAACAAAGCATGAATAAGGTTGGTGCACTCACGCAAGCTACTGGGCGTGAGTTTAATCAATTACGTGACCTTGCCAAGGAATTGGGCGCTACTACGGTGTTTAGTGCGTCCGAAGCGGCTGATGGCATGTCGTTCCTTGCAATGGCTGGTCTTGAAACTAATCAGATTATTGGGGCGATGCCTGCAACGTTGCGATTAGCATCGGCGGCGCAGCTTGATTTAGCACGTGCTGCGGATATTGTCACGAATATCATGACGGGGTACCAGATTGAAGTGGAAAACCTTGGTGGCACCGTTGATGTCCTCACCAAGGCGTTCGTGAGTGCTAATACTGATTTGAATCAATTGGGTGATGCGATGAAGTTCGTTGGCCCGGTTGCGAGTGGGTTTGGTATTCAGTTTGAGGAAGCTGCGGCTGCTGTTGGTGCGTTGTCTGATGCTGGGATACAGGGGTCGATGGCGGGTACGACGCTTAGGGGCATTCTCACTCGGTTGGATGAGGCCGGGAAAAAGTGGGGTATTACTGTTCGTGACGTGAATGGCGACATGATTCCGTTTGCGGATATTCTGGCTCAAATTGAGGAGCGAGGTGTTTCGTCGGCGGAGATTATGGAGTTGTTCGGCGATCGTGCTGGTCCGGGCATGTTGGCGTTGATTTCGCAAGGTTCGGGTGCGATTCGTGAGTTCACTCGAGAGCTTGAGAATGCGGGTGGTACGGCGGAGCGGATTGCTGATAGGCAATTAGAGGGGTTCCGTGGGTCGCTCACTCGATTAAAGAGCGCCACAGAGGGCTTGTTGATTGCGATTGGTGATTCTGGCTTGCTGGGTGTGGCTACGTCGCTTGTTGATGTGCTTACGCGGCTTGTGTCGGCTGCGGCTGACCTTCCATCGCCTGTGTTGGCTGTTGGTACTGCGGTGGCGGCTGCGGCTGCGGCGGTTGGGCCGTTCCTGCTTGGTCTTGGTACGCTTCGGAATTTGTTGCCGGTTCTCACGACGGGGTTTAACACGTTGAATACTGCGATGGGTGGGCTTGCTGGCCCTGCTGGCGTGCTGGGTATTGCTGCGATTGGGTTCTCGGCGCTTATGAAGGCGGCGGGTGATGCGGATAAGGCTTTGGAGCCGTTGCCAGGGTTGCTTGATGATATTACTCGTGCGGCGGCTGCGTCGGAGGATCCACTGGGCACGATGGAAGCTCGGTTTGATGCGTTGGCGGAAACGTTGAGTGGCAAGGCTCGGGAGTCGTTCGTGATGATTCGTGGCATGCTCACGCATATCGTGACCGAGGCAGAGAATGCGGCGGAGGCACTGTTAGCGATTGAGTTGGGTACGACGTTGTCAGGCATGGTGCGTTCACAGTTTGGTGTGGCCAGTCCGCTTGATGCGCTTCGTGCTGGTGGTGCGTCGATGTATGGGGATGCGGCGATTCGTGGTGCTGACCTTGAGGTTATTGCTCGATTACAGCATGGTGATTTCGCCGGGGCGCTGGGCGTTATTGATGGCATCGTCGATTTGCTTGAGAGTGGCGGCCCGGCTACGTCGAACGTGTTGAGTGTTTTACTTGAGTATCGCGACGCGGTGCAACATGCGTATGAGTTAGTGCAGGGTACTCGTACGCCTAGGTCGACGGGTACGCCTGCTCCTACGCCACCGCCGGGTGCTCCGGGCACTGGTGGTACGCCGGGTACCCCAGAGCCTGTACAGACGGCTGTGGAGCGCGCCGTGGCGGATGTTGATGCTCGCGTTGCGGAGATTATAGAGCTAGTCACGGTCGGGTTGATGACTCCGGCGGAAGCGTTGAATGAGTTGATACCACTCGGGCAAGATTTTGCGGAGTTTCGCCGGTGGATGATTGAGATTGGTGAGTACGGTTCGGCGGATCACTTAGCAGCGATTACGGGTGATGAGATTGTTGCGGCGGCGATTGCGTGGATATTTAGGCAGCCGGGCGCGGTGTCGCTTGCTCCGGATGTTGCGGCGGAGTTTTTATCGCCGTGGGAAGAGGCCGTGCAACGTGTGATGCAAGAAACGTTTGCGCAAGATAGGGAAGATGCGCGGCAGGCTCGGGGTGCGAGGTACACGAAAGAGCGGGCGGAGAAAGATAGGGAAGATGCGCGTGCGTATGCTGCGTACGTTGCAGAGATGTATGACCCGGATCGTGTAGCTCAAATGATGGCCGCCGAGGTTCTTGGCCCGTCTGATGGCATGAGGGCGGGTGCGGCGAGTGGTCGCAATCGTTGGTTGATTCAAGAGGCTTGGCGGCGTAGCACGACGCAGGATTTAGTTATTTCTCCGAGTGTGGATGATTTCGTGATGCGTGCGTTGCCGTCTCCGACGGTGAGTGCATCCGTTGGGCGTTCCGTGCCGCTGGGTACTGACCATATTGGTGGCGGGTTTGACTTGTCAGGCACGTTAGCGGGTCTTGATGAGGATATTCGTATTGCTGGGGAGGAGTTCCGGTACGCGGTGACGCAAGGTGAGCGCGATGCGGCGCAAGAGCGGTTGGAGTCGTTGCAGAAGCAGCGTGATGAGATGACGGGTGCGGCGCGGTTGTCGGGGCAAGAGTTTGCATCTTATGTTCAGTCGGCTGGTGAGTCTCTGTTGGGTCTTTTTGAGTCGATTCAATCCGGAAGTGCTTCGGGGATTATTAGCGGTGTCGGCGGGTTCGCTTCGAGCTTGTTCGGTGCGATTGGTGGGTCTTTAGCGGCTGCGGTGCCGTGGATTGGTGTTGGTACGTCGCTACTGGGTGGGATTGCTGGTCTTATTCAGGGTAATCAGGGGCGGCAGGCGGAGGCGGAGCGGGAGCGGCAGCGGGCTGCGGGTGCGCAGGCTCGTGGCGTGTCGAGTTTTAGTATTAATGTGGTGATTAACTCTGCGTTGCAGGTTGAGAGTCTCACGGATCAGGCGTCTCGGTCGGCTATTCGGTCGTATGAGGAGGGCTTGGCGGAGCGGATGTTGGGTGCGATTGAGCGGTCGTTGATTCCGCGTATTCAGAATCTTGAAAGCGCGGTGGGTGTGTAATGCAAGTACGTTTTTCTAGCGAGGTTTATGTCGGTGTGCGTGATGATTCTAAAGCGCCGCTTGATTGGTTCAATCCCGTCGTGTCGCCGCCTCGGTTTGGTGCGGTTGAGATGTCGGTGTTGAAGAGTGAGCAACTCACGGGTGTGCAGGGCTTGTTGGCTACTCGTCGGCCGGTTGCGTTCACTGTGGAAGGTTCGGGGCTGGGGTTTGAAGGTCATGCGCGTACTCTGGCGGCGTTGGCGGCTGATTTGCGGGGTCAGGTTAATCAATCGATTAGTTTGTATCGGGATTGTGTGATTGCCTCGGGTGAGCTTGTCAAAGTTGAGTTTCAATTAGCAGGTGATGCCGCGCCGGTAGCAGGGTGGGGGATACTTGATGTGACTCCGACGGTGCGTGGCACGTTTGGTGCGTGGCGGGTGGATGTGACGCTCACGCCGGTTGATAGTGTTTTTATTGCCGGTACGGGTGTTGTGTTGGCGCGGTCTCTGGGAGCTTTCCAATGAGTGTATTACGGCCGTTTGTTCGCAGGCGTGGGGGCACTCCGTTTTACACGGCGGAGTTATTCCTGTTTCGTGGCGGTGAGATGAATGTAGCACCGTCGAACATGTGGGAAGCAAGTGGCGTGGCTTATGCCTTGGTGCTTGAGCGTGATCGTGTCTTGAATTTGTACCGTGATGATGGCGATGGTAATTGGTCGATTGTAGCGGTGCAGGGGCATCCGTGGATTGGCAGTGTCATGCCTGCAAGTCGCAACGTGTTCAGTGCAGCAATGGATGGCGTTGGCCGTCTTGTTATTGGCTGTGTGGATGGGTCTCGGGCGCGGTGGGTGTTTTGGAATGGTTCCACGTGGCAAGTGGAGTGGGTGGCGAATAATGTTATTTCGTTCGTTGTTGCGAGTGATGTGATTTGGGCGCAAGAGTATGGGAATATTGATGTGTTCGGGTTTGTATCGAACACGTTTAATGAGGTTGCGGTGGCCGTTGTTGGATCGTCGGGCACGTCAGTGATTGAAACGTTTAGTGAGCGCGTGATGGTGGAAAGGGTTTTGACGTTTCCGGGTGGTTTTCAGTTGCCGGTGTCGTCGAACACGTCGGGGGAGCTTGTGAAAGTGTTGGTGTCGGAGGGGTATTTCTCTCCTACGTTCTCGCAGGATGCGTTGGCGCTCACGGTGTCGCCGATTGCGTCGGGATTGCGGTATAACCCTACCCACCTTGATGATTCGTTGGCGTTTTCGGTAACTCCGATTGCGTCGGGTGTTTATTATGAAGGCGTTCAGCTTATCGATCCGGATGAGTTGCCAGTCACGGTTACGGCAATATCATCTGGAAGCGTGTTCCACGGATTAGTGGAGGAAAGTGATGAGTTGCCGGTGTTGGTGACTCCGATTAGTGCAGGGGCCATGATTGGGCCGCCTGAAACAGAGTACGGCGATGAGTTGGTTGTTACCGTCACGCCGATTAGTTCAGGGAGTGTGACGTAAATGAAGTTGGGTTTTGGGTCTAATGTTTGTCGGGCAATTGTTCGGAGCGCGGCGGGTGTGATTATTGAGGAGCGCGTGCAGCATAACATGGTGCTGGATCAGGGCCGTGCGAATATTCACGGTAATGGGATATTTGGCACTGGGTCGATTACTCACGCGTGCGCCGTGGGGTCGTCTGCGCAGTCGATAACGGCCGCCACTACCCAATTGAATGATGAGGAAGCTCGCGTAGTGTGCGGGTCTCGAAGCATGCTCTGGAGTGGTACTGGCCCAGGCGATAATGGGGAGTCAATGATTGCGTCCTTCTCTTCTGGGCAGGTGGGGGGTAAAACGTTGCATACATGGGGTTTTTCCCACTCGGACAGTGCGGGCGCGAATATAAATACGGCCGGTGTGTTCGAGGATAGCGGGGGCAGTGCATCGCCGATTGTTGTGCCGAGCGGGGCGAGCCTTACGCTTGAGTACAAGTTTTTGATTAGTGCTGTTGGATCTGGGGCTGGGCCGATCAATATTTCTGGGGCCGGAAACTTCACTGATGCGACATGGTCGTTCCTTTGGAGTTTTGGAAGCAACACCTTGCGATCGCTTAGCACCGTGGCGGGGCTTGGCTCGGGGACCGTGTTTCTTAGGGAGCTCTCGAACTTGTTTGCCGAGGCGAGCTTTCATGCGCAGGCGGATGGTCAGTATGGGATCAGGATTGCAGCGGAGGTTCAAGTGTCCTCGCCTGGAGAGTGCAGTCACATTGACTTTTTAGCCGCGGGCACTCGGTTCTATGCGATTAATTTCGGCCCTGCGGGTGGACCCACCTTCTCCAGTGGTGACGTGCTTTCTCTTGGCGATTTGAAAATTAGTTGGTGATGTGAATGGCTGGCCTTAACCCCTTTACTCTTGAGAGTGGTTTGCGTTTCACGCCTCCGGTAATTCCAGTTGTCACGGTTAGTGCGGAGTTGCCGGATGATGGGGCGGTTGATTCGCGGTCATTTCTTGGGCGGGGTTGGGGCCTCGGTAACTTGTATAGTCTCACAGATGTGCAGGGGTACGCGTGGTGGCGTGTTCCATTCGTAGGCGTCGGCGCTGTAAACGAATTAGGTGTATTCACGAGCATCGATACCGGCTCACTGTTGGATACGGTTGACGCCCCAGCGATTGACGTTGGCTTCAATGGCGAGTACAGCGTGTTCGCAAGGTTAAACAGTGAAGAGGTGCTCGCTCACCGGGAAGTTACACGCTCACGGCACGATCCTAATCGCGACCTGCTTGTGTACCCGCGTCCGACGCAAAACCCGGGTGGTGTCATCACGGCAAGCGGTGCAACAATTCTCACACTCATGGCGCGTGCTATCACGCCACGCATTGAGTGGAACCCGGGCGATGACCGCACCGCGAAGCAAGCAATCGAGTACGTTTTTAACTTCTGGAAGAATGACGCGAAAGATTCAGACGGGAATTTAATGTTCCCGTGGTTTGATTACGCGCCTGTTCCTGACCTTCGAACACTCACCGCGGACATGGGGACCCCAGCGGATTACAGAGCAGCGCCAGAGATGGGCAGGCTCACCGTGAGGGGATTGTTGTATGCCCGTGAGTCTGGCCCGTCGGGTCGTGAGTACAGCATGTTGGATGTGCTGGAAGATTTACTTTCACCGTTTCCGGGCACGGTGTGGCGGCAAGACGAAGCTGGGCGGTTGCAAATCGTGCCTGCTTACGGCCCTGATGCGGATGATTCACCAATTAACCTTGAGCACCGCGACATTGTAAGCATTAGCGAAGGTAAGCCTGATTTATTGAACATTACGAATCGTTGGACAGTGCAGGCGTACCCCGTCACGGAACAGGAAAACGTTGGCGTGCTTGAACCAGCGTGGTTTCAAATCGGCGGGCATCGCCTGTTCGGGCGTAACACGACCACAAACGCCGGTGCAATCTGGTACACGCCACCAAATCGCGCGAACCTGCAACCGCCAATCACCGGGTCCGGGCCGCTGCAAGCAGGGTTGAAGTGGATGGCGAACCCAAGTGAGCAATTGCCCGCCGCGTGGGTTATTAGCGAGGAGGACCAATTAGTAGCCGGTGATGGGATTAAGCTGCGTGATTCCGGCGGGTCATTCATGTTAAACGCGGCAGCTGCAGAGTTCTTCTCACGCGCTGAAGGCGACGGCCCCGTTGAGCAGGTGCATGCTTCGAAAGCAGCGGCGGTTGTGGCGATTCATAATGATTTCATTCCATTTACGGGGCAAACAGTGGATGTGGTGACGTGGCAGCATCCCGATTCTCCGCTTGATCGTTGGGTGAAGCTGCGGGCGCGGTGGTCTGAAACTGCGGGTGGTGTGATTTTCACGGTTGCGGATTGGCAATCCCTTCAGAATTACTTTTGGGCTACGGGCGGTTGGTACACGATTGTGCTTGAGGTGGCGCTTGCGGATGCTACAACGGCGATTAAGCGCTCCACGTCGTCATTGTCTGGCCAGTACGGTGTGCTTACTGATGGTGATTTCGTGCCAGCGCCGGGTGGTGGTAACGCGATTAAGTTGTCGCAGGATGTGTATGGGGTTGTTGAAAAATCGTTGACTGTGGAGGGGTACGATGTTCGTGTTCCGCAGTTAGAGGCGATTGCGACGGGTGGTGTGCTTCGTGGTTTGCAGCCAATGGTTACGCGCACGCTTAGTCTCACGGCGATTGGTTCAGCGAAGGTGCGGAATGAGCACGTGGGGCGCGTTGTATCATTACCAACAGGGGAAGTTGGGGTACTTGTTGGTCGACAGTACCGCGTAGGGCACGCTGCGGGTGGGGTGTTCAGCGTGGATATTCAGGTTGAGATTCCGAACCCGTCAAGTAGTGGCGCGGTGCATCCGGCACCGTCGACGGAGTTTTTACAGCTCGATAGTGGTGAGTTTTGGATGCTTGATGACGGGCAGCCGTCGAAACAAAATTAGGGGTGATTTTTTATGGCTCGTTGGGGTGACAAGCCGCCAATTACGGCGGATCAATTGCAGAATGCGGATCGGTTGCCGGTGATGGATGTTTCGGAGCCGGTGGGTGATCGTGATAAGACTTTAACGGTTCAAGAGATGCGTAAGTTGTTGAAGGGCGCTTCGTATGTTGGTCCGTTGGCTCCTTCTGTGCATAATGATGCGAGTGAGGGGTTTGGTGTTGGTGCGACGTGGGTGAAGGATAATGAATCGCCGCCGGCGTATTACGTGTTGACGGATGCGACGGTTGGCGCGGCGGTGTGGAAAGAGATTAATGTTGGCTTGCTTGATGTTGAGGCAGGCACGGGTGTGACGATTGATAAGTCGAACCCGAAAAAGCCGGTGATTAACGTTGCGTATACCGGCAGTGAGATTCTCGGGGTGCGTTGGGATAAGGGCAGTGACCCAACATGTGTGCGAATTAAAGATGCGGTCGGTCTTGTTGCGAACATTGGTGTGGATGGTTCGTTTGTTCAAAACGATTTCGATACTGCGCCGGTGTACCGGAACATTTACCCTACGGTGGATGAGTTCGGGAATCACGTTGTTGAGATTGGCAAGTTTTATTACCGTGTTTCTAGCGGTCCGGATTGGTGGCAATTGGAGGTCAGTGAGAAGTGGCATGCGGGTTTTCAGCGGTGGAATGCGTTCACTGATTTCTCTACGGGACTTGAGTTGGATAGGTTTCTTATTGGGCGTTATAACGGCGTGATTGAGGGCGGGGCACTCGTGAGTAAGCCGGGATTAGCGCCCACCGCCGCAACAAATATCGTGGATTTTCGGACGGCGGCGCGTGAAACTCCCGGTGGGCAAATCATGGATGTTGAGGCAATGTTCATGATGCAAATGTTATTCGTGATTGAGTTCGCTACCCTCAATTCACAAAGCGTCATGGAAGGCGCCGTGGGCATGAGTTACGATGATTCCCGCGTGATTCTAAGCGCTGCGCAAGGCACGAACACGGTTGAGGTTGAAGGTGCTGATGTTCATTTCGATGTTGGGCAACTCATCGGGATTGGCGCCAGTCGCGGTAACAGCTCCGTGTTTCGTGGGCGGAAAATAATTGATTTAACCGGTGATTTCATCACGTTTGATGGCAACCCGGTAGATGTTGATGGTGGCGAAGTGGTGTGGTCATTCGGGTGGCCCACCGGTGCGCTCGATGTGGTGCAAGCTGCAAGCGGTTCGCTTGGTAATACGGGGGCGCGAATGCCCATGAAGTACCGCTGGGTGGAAAACTTGTGGGGCAACATTTACGAATGGGTTGACGGGATTAACATCACAGATGGCGAGGCGTGGATAGCGCGGGATGCAAGCAAATATGTTTCGAACGTGGCAGCCGGTCCGGATTACGAACCGCTCGGGTACGCCTTGTCGCCGAATGATGCGCAATATATTACCGAGTTGGGGTTTGACCCGTTGCTTGCTTTTGCGGCGTTGCCGGTGGGTACGGGCGGGTCGTCGTCGACGTACTATGCGGATAGGTGGTACATCACTACAACCGGCTGGCGCGTGCTCTTGTTCGGCGGTTTCTGGAACGCTGGATCCCACGCCGGGGCCTTCTTAATGACCGGAAATACCGCGGCCTCGGGCACGAGCGTGAGCATCGGTGCGCGCCTCCTTAGGAAAGTCGCTTAGGGGGGTGCAGGGGGGTCTTCCCACCTGCGGGTGTGATAGTATGGGTTTCATAGGGATTTTGGGCGCTCGCGTGATTCAGTTCGGCGGCAACTGGAACAATGGTTCCAATGCCGGCGCGTGAGGCTCGTTTTTTGATTAGTGCTGCTGATTTAGCGGCGTAGATTGGAGTGGTGCGAATGGCGAGAGTGAAGCGCGGGTTTATTGTTGATGGGGAATTGGTTTATAAGGCGCAGGGAAAGGTTGTGGAGTACGAGGCGTTGCCGTCTGATTTTGATGAGGAGCGGCAATCTGCTCGTGAGGGCGCGCCGGAGTATCGCGGCGGGCTTATTTTCGTGCCGCTCATTATTGAGGAATTGCCAGAGGATGATGATGGCGATGAGTTTGGCGAGTTTGGTGATGGGGAATGGGATTAAGGGCGGTTGTTCTTGATGCTGCAAGGCGCGGGGGGTTGAGTTCCCTGCGCCTTTGTCATTTCATGGCGCAAGTGGATTGGGAGTCCGGGGGGTTCAAGTTTTTAGAGGAGAATTTGAATTACTCCGCGAAGCGATTGCTAGAGATTTGGCCTAATCGCTTTAATCCCGTCACCGCGGGCAAAATGGCAGGCAAAGCGGAGGTTATTGCTAATCACGTGTACGGGTCGAGGCTCGGGAATTACCTTGAGGGTGACGGGTGGCGGTTCCGTGGGCGGGGGTTTATCCAACTCACGGGGCGGGCGAATTACGCGAAGTTCGCGAAGGCCTCGGGGCATGACGTGGTGGGCAATCCCGATTTGCTGCTTGATCCGGTGATTGCGGCAGAGTGCGCAGTGTGGTTCTGGAATGAGCGACCGTTGCTTGATGAGGCTGCGGAGCGTGACGATATTGAGAGTGTGACGAAGATTATCAATGGTGGGCTGAATGGGTTGCCGGGGCGTATTGAGCGGTTGCGGTTCTGGAAGGGTGAGCTGCTGGGCGATAGGAAGCTCGTGGTAACTCACCGGGGCAAGCAATTGCAAGTGTTCGACCTAACAGGCGATGAGGAAGTTGTCGTGCGATTGTCTCATAACGGGGCGCGGGTTTGGGTTGACATTCGCGATGCGGTAAAGTAGGGCGAGGCAAGGCTTGAAGGGGTGGTGTTGGTGGAATTTTCGCAATTAATTTATGAGATTGTTGTACCTGCAATTGCGGCGTTATTGAGCGCCGTGTTGGCGTGGGGTATTCCCGCGTTGTTCACAGCGATTCGTGGGTTCCTCGAGGCGCGGGTGGATAATGAAACCGTGCGCCGCGTACTGGATGAGGTCACGCGAGCGGTTGAAGTTGCAGTGAAAGAAACAGCGCAAATCGCGGTGAATGATTTGAAGGCGGCGGCGAGTGATGGCAAATTGACTCGTGAGGAAGCCGTAGCGGCGTTGAATAAGGCCGTGGCGAGTGCGTGGGGTAGTCTTACCCAGCAAGCTCGTGAGCGGCTCCTTGGTGAGCTTGGTAGCGAAGCGGCGGTGCATAAGTTCCTAGAAAGTCAAGTCGAGGCAGAGTTGGCTGTGGTGAAGGCGTTGCCGAAAGCGACTCCGATTGTTGATGAGGGTGAGCGTGCGAAGGTTGTTGATGCGGCTCGTGGGCGGTTGGGTTTGCGATGAGAAAGTGGCTCCTACTCCTAGCGGCGTTTCTTTTGTCTGGTTGGGGGGCTGGGCAGGATTACACGGTTGGTGTGCGCTTATCCACGGTGGAAGCTGTTGCGCTTGTAAGTGTGGAAGTATCGGCTGGTGAGCTGTTCGGGGTGCGGGTTGCTCCGATTATTCAAGGCGAGGTACGCACGGATTGGCACGACGTATCCGCCGTGATTATGGGCGGGATGGGGTTCACGTACTTACCGCCTGATTCGACGTTAGCGGTGCAAGTGAACGTGTTGTACCGTGCGTTGTTTGATTCTGGGCCGGTGCGAGGCGTGCCGGAATTATCGATCGTGGTGGTGTGGTGAGTGCATTGCCGGAATTAACGCCGCAGCAAATAGCGGCTAATCACGCGAAGATGTGGAAAGATTTCTACGGCAACGGTGACCCGGGTGTGGTTGGTCAAGTTGCCATCATGGCGAAGAATGTTGAGAAAAACACGGAGCACCGGGAAAAGTGGGAGAGGCGGGAGCTTATTTTTATGGGTGCGATGGTGATGCTTGTTGCGATGCTGGGTATTGCAGCGGTGTATGGCGGGCAGCAACTGGGTGAGATTCTTGATGTGCTTGCGGAGTTGCGTAAAGCGGTGCAGTGATTTAGGATTAGGGTGCATACACGCGCGTATGTGTTTCTCCTTTCGGGGCTTGGGTGATGCTCCGGGCACGCGGCGGAATGGCGTTCACTCGGCGAGGGGGTGAGCGCCATTTCTTTTTTATTTAACTGTATATGGAGGGCGGCCCGCCGGTGGGTTGTTTGGCGGGCCGCTGATGATATGGAAGATGGAGTGCCCGTCTGTGCCCACGGGGTTCTTCCAAGAGTGAGTATACACGTTATTTCGGCATCATGTAGCGGCCGTTGACGATTGTCACGCCGGGGAGTTTGCCTTGCTTGGCGTGTGTGCGGAGGGTGCGGGCGTTTTGGCCTGTTTCCCGCGCGTATTGGGCGAGTGGAATGAGTTCGCCCATTGGTTGTTCTCTTGGTTCGATTCTGATGGTGACTCCGCTTGTGTCGTGTTCGATGGTGATGCTGGCGTGTTGTACGTTTATTTTTTGCATGTTTCCTCGATTCTGTCGTACAGGGCTACAAGGGCGGTGAGGGTGATTGATGCGGTTGCTGCGATGATAATGGCGGTGATCATGCTTTGGCTCCTTAGATTGGCTCGTAGTCGTTGCTGACGCTGTCGAGGTAGGCGTGCAGCGCATCGCGTTCGTATTCGCACGCACGGCAGAGTGCCCACCGCTCATCTTGTGGTACGCCGTGCTTCTCGTCGAGCTCGTGGTATTTGCTGACTTGGTACGATTCGAGTTTCCTGCCGCAATTGTCGCAGTGCGTGAGGGGTTCGCCTCCGTAGGTTGGTTTGTAGGTTGAGGTGCTCATGTCGGGGTTCCTTTCTGGCCGGATTGCTGGCTCCGGCCGGGCCTTATTGGTTATCTGATTCCGGCGAGCTGGATGATGTCGCGGCGGCTGCTGTGCACAGTGACTTTGCAGGTGACTTCTCCGTGCTCGTTTTCAATCCACGGGGTGACGCGCGTGAGGCCTTCTGCTTTGAGTGCCGCGTCGGCCGCGTCTTCCCATTCATCGATTGCGGGGTCGATAATTACGGCGGCTTCTTCGTCGCCGTCGACGGTTTCGTAGTTGAGGTGCGTGTGTGGGTCGCGGCTGGTGATTTCGACCGTGTCCACGACGTGTTCGATCATGATTTCCGCGAATTGCGCGGCGGTGAGTTCGTGCGTGTTCTCTTCGGTTTCTTCGGCCGTGGCCCAATCGTCTTGTACGAATTGGTTCATTTCGTCTTGGATGACTTGGTTGAGTCCGCGGCGGCCGATTTCGTCGGCGTAGATTCGTGCGTCGTGCTGGTGGAGGAAGTTGTCGCGGAAGTCCTGCGAGTTTGGGGTGGTGTCGATGTAAATGGTTTCGAGGGTTGGCATGGTTGGCTCCTTTTCTGGGCGGTCGGTGACGTGCCCGTAGCTGACGGTGGCGATGATGTTGTAGCGGCCGTTGTGTTTGGTTGCGATGCTGTAGGCTTCTTTGGTCATTGGTGGTTCCTCCTTCTTTCTTGTATAAAGTATAACCCGCACGGGTCAACGTTGTCAACCGGTGCGGGCAAGGAATGAAGGTATGTTAAGGCCGAATGTAAACGGGCTCACAATTGATTAACTGATCTGCTCCACTCGATACGTCACAGGCTTACCCGCTGCTTCCCTGACTTCTGGCAACGATAATTCCCGGTTGCGATTAACCGCCGGACGATTCAATTGGATCACCGTTACCGATGCGGCGTACCGCGCAAGCCAGTACGGAATGATTCCCACGGCGTGTTTGCCGCGAATTTCGTCGGGTGTTGCTCGTTTGAGTATCGGCGTGTTCTCGTCTATCAGTCCGATTTCTTTGAGGTACTGGGCGAGTGCGTCGTGACGGGTGACGCAAACGGTGTCGGGTGAGGGTGTTGCGACTTTTTCCCCAAGTGCGGTGACGCTAGCGCCGGGTGCGGCCATTCTCGCTGCGCTAGCGAACGCTGTGGGGTCTCCATGCCTAGCGCTGATGTGAAGCAGGTGTACGGCTTCTAGTGGTTCCCTGGCGTGTTGCGCGGTTATCCACGCAAGGGCTTTACCGATGCTTAGGTGGGTTTCTTTGACTCGTTGGGCGAGGTAATTGCTTGTTTCTCCGGCTTGCCGGCGGTGTTCCAACAGTTCCGGGCGGTAGTTTGTTTCAATAGCAGCCACCTTGAGGTTCTTAATCAGTGGCGGTGGTGTTGCGCTGTCTGTCCAAAACAGTGCGCGGCCATGCTGGGGGTGTGTGATGACGAACCCGGCGCATGGTACGTCGTGGCTTGCGGGTATGGCCCGTACGTGCCATGGGCCTACTTGTACGTTGACTCCGTGGGGTTTTACTGGGATGTAGTTTCTCGATTCTCGTATCCCGATTTTCTTTGCGGTTTCTGGGAGCGCAACGGTTGGTACGCCTCGTGCGGTGATTGCGGCGGCGCTGGCGCTGTGGTCTTTGTGTTCGTGGCTGACTAACAGGCCGGATAGGCCGCCGAGGCTTACCCGTTCTGTGATAGCTGCGATGGGCAGGCCTGCTTCGATTAACAGGGGTTTCGTGTGTGGTGCGTGCAGCAAGTACATGTTTCCCGCTGAGCTGCTTGCGATTTGTTCGAAGATGAGCATTAGAATGGTGCGTCTTTCGCGGATACGGTGTTGGTTTCGGCTGTTTCAGGCACTGTGTTTTCCTCCGTTTCAGTGGTTTCTTCCTCGACGGGTTCGGTTGTTTCTTCGGGTTCGTCGAGTTCTTCCAAGGATACCTGTTCGGGTTCTGGGATTGGAAGGTTGTCAATGTCGATTGGTTTCTCTGGCGCAACGTTTTGAGTTTCTGTGAAGTCGGCGCTTGAGTAGATCGTGTTGTTGTTCCAAATATCCCCGGCGTACCACCGCACCATTTTCGATAATAGGCGGTAGTAAAGCATTGCATCCGGGTTGGCTGTCCATGCCTCCGTGTTTGAGAAGCCCTCTTGCTCGGCTTGTTCAATCGTGAGGGTGCTTGTCCATGACTGCCCGTCGCTTCTGCGGGTGAGGGTGATGGTGCAGCGCTCCCGTGTTGATTCTGTCATGTCGAAGGTGTAGTTCGGGTGGCTGGATACCTTAGCGGCGTATGCGGGGCCTCTGATGGCGATATTGCCGTCGTTGGCGTGGTAAATGTCTCGCATTGCGCTAACGTCTCCGAGTCCGAGGTCGTGAGCGAGTATGAGGCGACTTAGCGCCTCATCTTTGCTCATTTTCCCGAACATGCCTGATGCTGCGAAGGCTTGGGCTTTCCGTTCGAGTGCGTCGAAGTTTATTTCGTTCATTTCTCTACTTTCTCTACGGTGAGGGGTGCGCCTTGGGTGTCCGTGACTTGCATTGTTACGAATTGGTGCCCGTCAAGGTGCATTGGGAGCGATAAGTAGCTTTCGCGTCGATCCACGATGATGGGGGCGTTCACTTCGATGGCGCGTTGCTTGGCGAGTGCGATGTCGAGCGCGATTTCTGCTTGCTCGGCTTCGTTTGTAGCGGTGAATGGCACGCCGTCTTGTGTGTAGATGCGGCAGACTTCTTCGAGGTTGCCTTCGAAGTTGATGCGGAGTAATTGAAACTTGGCTACCTTGAAGGTGTTTGCGAGGTTCTCGTCGAGCATTTCGACTTGTTTCCGTGCGAGTTTGTCAAGCAGGTCTCGGTTGCGTAGCAGGCGTTCGTGGTTCTCGACAACGGCTTGGAATTGGTTGCGGAGTTGTTCGATTCGATTCTCGGTGCTCGTCGCTACGTTGGCGAGTGCCTTGGCATCTGCAAGTGCGGCGCGTGCAGCGGTTGCGGCCTGCTTGGCTTCGTCGTACTGTGCGCGGATTGCGTCGAGGTTTTCGGCTGGTGCGTCGATTGCTTGCTTGAGTTCCTCGATTTGCCGTGTGAGGTGCTCCCATTCGGTTGGGTCTTCGGGTGGCATTGCGAGGTTAGCGAGTGCGTCACGTGCAGCGGTGGCGGCCTTGGTGGCTTCCTGTTCGGCTGCTCGTGCTTGGTCGACGGCTGTTTGTGAAAGTGCGACCTGTCCGGTCATTGTTTCGTGGTCTTGTTGCAGCACTTCGAGGTTTGCTGCGGCTGCGTCGAGGTCTTTTTGGCGCGTCTCGACGGCTTCGTTGGCATCTTGCCCGGTTTTGGCAAGGTCGTCGAGTTTCTTTTGCTTGGCGGCTTCGGCTGCTTGTTGTGCTTCTTCGGCGCTCATGCCGTATTTCGTTGCGTCGCATGTTGCTACGAGCGCGTCTACGGCTTTCCATGCCGTGTCGGGTAGGTCGGACTGGTCAAGTTCGTCGAGTTCCACTACGAGGTCGAGGGCGGCCTGTATGAGGGCGGCCTCGTTGGGTGTTACGTCTCTCGCGGTGACGGTTACGGGTTCGTTGGATACTTCTGCCCATTGTTCGCGGAGGTCGTCACGATTCTTGAGCGCGGTTTCCACGCCTTTTTTGAGGGTGGCGACGTGTTGCTCGATGTCTTTGATTTCCATGGCCATGCGGCGTTCGTCGCGCTGGTCGTCGGCGAGGGTGGTTTCTGCGGCGCGTGCCGCTTTTTGTTTCTCGTCGGCTGCTTCTTGTGCCTCGGATGCTTCCTGTTCAAGGTCGTGACGCTCGGCCGCCACTGCTTGTTTTCGGCGGCTTGTCTGGGCGTCGCGCAACTCGTGTATTTCTCGTTCGAGGGCTGCGATTTTGTTGCGAGCGTCCGTATTGTCGCCGCGTTCGAGCGCTTCGAGAGTGGCGCGGGCTTCTGTTTCGCTTGCCTCGGCCTTGGTGACTGCTTGCTCGAGGTCGACGATATTCTCCGGCTTGTCGAGCGTGTCGAGGGCGTGCTGGTTTTCGTCGATTCGGTTTTGCAACTCCGTTTTCTGTGGTGAAATGGCGCGAATTTCACGATCCAAGTTTTTCCGGGTCTTGGTAAGGTCGCCGTCTTCTACGAGTTCGAGTGCTGGTGCTACGTCGGGGTGTGCGTCGGCGACTTGTTGGAGTGTTACGTCGCCGGCGATTGAGAGGATTTCTTGGCGGAGTTCGCCGGGTGAGAGGTGCACGATTCCCCACAATTGCATTGCTTTCCGGATGTCGGCGGGTGTTCCGATTTCGTCGGCGATGAAGTCGTCGTAGTCTCGTTTCGTGACTTTGGTGCCGTTGAGTTCAAAGTACGTGCTGTGGCCGGTTACTACGCGGTGGCCGTCTGCGTCGTGTGTGCGTTCCCTGATTTCACGCAGCAAGGTGTGTTCTTTCCCGTTGATGGTGATGGTGAGGGTGACGCGTGCGGGGCGTTCGCCGGGTTCGGCGTCGTTGTTTTTGAATTGTTCGGGGTTTTGTTCTCCTTTTTGGTCTGCTCCGTCGAGGGTGAACATGATTGCGTCGCCGATGCGGCTTTTGCCGGTGGCGTGCCATCCGCTGAAGCGGTGACTGTCGCCGTCTAATTGGTAGGTGGCGGTGAGGCCTTTGAAGTTTTTGAGGTCGATTGTTTCGATTCTGACTTGTTTCATTCTGGGTTCCTTCTTTCTGCGCTTTGCGCGTTTTTAGATTAGCACAAATGATTATGAGGGTGCAACCGGATGGCGTAGCGTGTTGACATTTGCGGCGTGGTGGGGATAAGGTGAGGGCACGCCCAGAGCGGGCGGGGAAGGAAGGATGAATGAGTAAAGCAGGTTTAGGTGAGTTGATGACGGGCAGCGAAGTGCGGGAGTATTTGCAGATTGCACCGCGTACGTTGCAAACGTTGATTAAGCGTGGGCAATTGAAAGGCGCGTTTAAGATCGGCACTCGTCACAATAGTGAATGGCGTATTCCACGTGCTTCTGTTGAGGAGTATTTGGCGCGGCAGATGGAGGCGGCGAGTGAGTCCGATTGGGATTGAGCGCTTGCGGAGTCTCGTGCGGCAGGTTGAGATGGCCGGTGGCCCTGTGGGTATTGCCACTGGTGATTACGGCATTGCTGGGATGCGTGTCGACGGGAAGTGGGAGGTTATTGGTTTGACGGTGCCTACGGCGTTGGTGCGTGTTCGTGGTCTTGTGTCGGCTGCTGTGCGTGATGAGTTTCATCGCGCTGGCATGCGTGTCACGGTTCACACGGCGCGGCGTAACGGTCACGCGTGGGTGCTGTGGCGTGATGATTCCTTGTTAGCGAAGATTGTTGAGCATCACGATGCGGAAGCGGAAGCGTTGTGCGGTTTGTTTCTGCGCGTGGTGGGTGCCTACCCGGCACTGGGTGGGCATGTTTTACCGGAGGTATTGAGATGAAAGTGTTTGTTCCTGAAAGTGCTGATATTGATCCACGTGTGCGTCTGCCGCTTGTGGAGTATCGCGTGGCGGTTGCTGCGAACCCGGAAGATTACTCGGAGGTTCGTGCTCGCTCGGTTGTTGATGCTGCGCATGATTTTTATTTGTGGCGGCTGGATAAGGTCAATGGGGAAGCTGTTGAGCAACTCACGTTCGTGTGGTTGCTTGATGCGGAGGGTGAGCCTGTTGGTGAGCCTGATGCGTTGCGGGTAACGGCGCGGCGTGTGATGTTGTTCGAGGCAAGGAAAGTCTGATGCCTGCGTTTGTTGAGATTGAGATCATTGCTGGCGGTCGGCAATTGCTTATCGCTCCATACAGTGATGTGCTGGAGCGGTTCGCGCTTGATGTTGAGGAGCCAGATGCGCCGGGTGTGCAGGCGCACGTGCGGGCGTTAAATCGAACTCTATCCGGTGCGGGCATTGAGCGGTTGCGTGACTGGTCGAGCGATGAGATTCTCGGGTACTCCGAATTTGGTGCGTACTCCGAATTTGCGGGTAGTAAGTTGCCACTGATGATTGCGATGCCGCTTGTACCGGTCGAGGAGTACGGGGCGTTGTTCCGCAGCGTTGAGCCTGATGATGTTGATGATGTTCGTCGTCGACGTGGTGAGTTCTTTGCAGCTCGTGAGCAAATGGTTCGCCTAGTTGCTGAAGGTAATGCGGAGCCTGTTTCGTCGGGTGAGTTCGAGTTTGGTGAGCGTATCGATGAAGGTCAGATGTGGCGTTTGATTCGTGAGCACGTGTTCGGTGAGGAGGTCAATGGTGAGTAGGTTATCGCCAAGGCTGCGGCGTGCGTTTATTTCTGCGTTGCAGCATCATCCAGGTTTCGGTGAATTGCTAGTTGCTTCGGCTGAGCGTCTTGAAGGGTTTAATACGGAAGTTCGTGACCGCGTGGTGCGTGATGATCGTGAGGTGTTTGCCGTTCCACCGGGAGGCGTGACGCTTGAGGAGTTTCGTGCTCGTAAGTTAGCTCCGGAGCCTGTGAAGCGTAAGCCGAAGCGGCCGCGTGCAGCGCCGGGTACGGCTCGTGCGTCGTCTGGGAAGTTGTGGGTTGAAGAGTTCGGGCAGATTGGTGTGCGTATTTCCGCGTCGGAGCATGCTCGGCTTGTTGAGGTTGCTTCTGGCTTGGGGGCTTCGTTGCAGGGTCATGTGCGGAGGTGTGCGGCGATTATGTTGCGTGAGCGGGGGCATTGGCCGGAGGGCATGGAGTTGCCGGAGCGTGATGCTGGTCGGAGTGTGCTGCGTGGCTTGAAGGAAGGGGCGGTGGAAACTCATTTTGTTGTTCGTTCGCGTCGCTCGGTTCATGACGTGCTGGTGGCGGGTGCGGCTGCTTGCGGTTGGTCGAACTCGCACTTGATTCGCCTTGCGCTGCAAAGGGCGTTGAAGGGAGATTGTGATGAGTGAGATTGTTCAGGTTCTTGATTCGGAGTTGCAGGTGCGGGAGATTGGCGGGCAGCGGGTTGTAACGTTGGCTGATATTGACCGCGTGCATGGCCGCGTGAGCGGCACCGCTCGGAACACGTTCAATCGCAACAAAGATCGGTTTGTGGAAGGCCGCCATTACTTCGTACGTAATACGTACGAAGCGGCAGAGATGGGCATCACGGCACCGCAAGGCATCACGCTGATAAGCGAGCGGGGTTATTTGCTGCTCGTTAAAACGTTCGGTGACGATTTGGCGTGGGAAGTTCAAGAGGCGTTGGTCGATGCGTATTTCCGGCCGCGCGGTGATGCGGAGCTGACTTTTGAGGAGATTCTGGCTGACCCGACGAAAATGTTGGCACTTGTTGGCGAGATGACGCGAAAGCGTTTGGAGTTGGAGGAGAAAATCGAAGAGCAAGCGCCGGCTGTTGAGTTCGCGAACCGCGTGCAGGAAGCTGAAGGTGAGATGAGTGTGCGGGAAGCTGCGAAAGTTCTGCAGGTTGGTGAGCGCTGGTTGTTTCAATGGTTGTTGGAGCGTAAGCAAGTGTCGCGGCCTCGTAACTCGAATGAGCAGGGGTATATCGCTCAATATGCGGCTTTGAGAGCGAAGCGGTTGATTCAGAGGGTTCAAGAGTATCGGTCTGATGATGGTCGTTTGCGGATTACTCACTCGGTGCGTGTCACTCCGAAGGGGTTGCGCTGGGTGTCGGATGAGTTGGCGAAAGAGCTAGAGGAGGCAGAGGCATGAGCGTATTTGCGTGGCTGCTGGTAAGTTTGATTCTGTACGTCTGCTGCGGCGCTTTGACGGCGTTATGGGCGTGTGATTCGGAGCCGTTGCCGGGTATTCCACCGGTGATTATTGGTGTGTTGTGGCCGTCGGTGATTATTGGGTTCGTAGTTGCAACGTTTTTGAGCATTGTGAAGGGAGGGCGGTCGTGAAGTTCCCGAAGCCGAAGCCAAGGGCGAAGCGTGAGCCGAAAGGGTTGCGGCGCTCGCCGTTGCGTGCTCGTGAGGGCTTGAAGTCTCGCACTCGTGTTAATCCCATGTCGCGGCAGCGGAGGGTGGAGAGTCGCGTGTATGGCGAGAAGTCTCGTGCTTATTTGCAGGGCATGGGGCGGTGTGAGCGGTGTGGTCGGTCGGATCGCGGGCTTGAGTTGCATCATAAGGCGGGTCGGACTGGTGAGCGCTACCTTGATGTGTCGACGTGGGCTGCGTTGTGTCCGGAGTGTCATGCGTGGGTGCATGCTAATCCGCGGGTGGCGACGGGGGAGGGGTGGCTTATTGGTGATTTGTCGGTGCGTAAATAGGCGCAACCGTTGCGAGGGTGTAGCAATGTGTAGCAAAGTGTGGTAAAGTGCAACGTAGCCCAAGGGGGCGGAAAGAGGTAGGCATGGAAAATTACTCGTATCAAGAGCTCATCGCGAACGTTGTCACGTGGGCGGAAGCTCGTAACCTAATCGCTGGCAGTAACCCCGCCGCGCAATTCCTGAAACTCATGGAAGAGCATGGGGAGTACTTGTTGGCGGTGGAAGCCCTCGCAGAGTACCGGCGCGACCCGGCGTATGTGAACGCCACCGAGTTGGCCGGTATTCGAGATGAGATGAAAGATGCCATTGGCGATACGGCCGTGGTGCTCATCATCATCGCCGCGCAGGAAGGCGTGGTGGATAAGTTGCCACCAATTGCTGACCATCGTCGCGTAGCGATTGATTACGCGTTGACGATGCTGGCGGTGGCGTTGCAAGACCGTTCACCGTCGCGTGACGTGCTCGTGGCACTCGCGATTTGGGAAGCGCTTAGCGCGTTGGATAAGAATGCCGGGCAAGTTGGTGCGTCGCTTGCGGCGTGCTTGAATCACGCTTGGCATGAGATTAAAGGCCGTACCGGCCGCATGGTCGACGGGATCTTCGTTAAGGAGGAAGAAAATGCGTAAAATGTTTGAGAAGTCGAAGAAAATGTTTGTGTTGCTGCTGGCGATTGTGGCTGTAGCGCTTAGTGGCGGGTCCGTATCCGCGCAGGGTTTATCAGGGGAGGAGTTCGCGTTTAGGCTCGCGAATGACCTTGATGGCACGATTGGTTGCCAGCCTTACGAGTCCGTTGTTGAGGAGCTCGGGTACACGTGTTTCTCGCTCATGGCTTTCTACACCGTTGAGTTGACGCAGATGTGGATTGAGATTGCTGTGGAGGGCTATCGCGACATGTGGTGGGTAATTCCTTGGTATCGGGATGGTGATTTCACTGGGCGCGTGATTACAAATGATTATGGGCGTGCGTATTCAGTGATTGTTTTTGATGGCAACATTGTGCTTGTTTCAGAGAATGAGGATTGATGATGAGCGCGAACCGGTTCGATGATATTGCCGATTGGCGTGAGCATGTTGCAGCCCGTATGGAGCGCGGGCTGCAAGTGCTTCCTGATATTACGCGTGCACAGGCGGAGGGTTTGTGCGACATGATTGTTTCTAACGCGTTGGTAACGGCTGGGCGTGGCCTTGGTGGCATGACGGTAGGGTTTGACCTTTCTATTGCCCCTAGCGCTGCGTGGTGGCTTGCTGTAGGCCTTCTGGGTGAGCGTGGGTTCTCAATTCGTGAGGATCATCACGTGACGGATGATACAACCGGTGCCGTTATTGGCATTCAGTTGTTTTGGAGTGAGGATGATGACCGATAATCACGTTTTTCTCGCGACTTTGGCGGGTGCAATGCTCGTGTTTGGCCTGCTCGCGTTTGTGATTGCGTTGTGGGATTTGGGGAACCCGTCGCGTGGTCGTGCCGTTGCGATTCGTGCCGCGCTTGTTGTTGCCGTTGCGTGTTTCGCTGTGTTGACCGTGCTGGTGCTGTTCTAGTGCGTCGGTTTGCGCCGATGTGTCGGTGCGTTGTGCCGGGAGATTTAGAGAGGAATGAGATGGAAGATTTATTAGTGGAAGATTTTGTTAGCCGGGAAGGCGTGTCGTTTAAGAATAGTCCGCATGATGGTTTCGTTGAGTCGTGGAAGGAGGGGGCGATGTCCTACGTAACTGGCCGCATGTTCCGCGCAATTGAAGAGCACGCGCTGGCGAAGCTCGGCGTGTTTGTCGCTAGCAATGGTGTGATCGTGGTCCCGCGTGTGTCCGGAAGTGATGATAGGTGCTTTACAACGGTTGAGCCGGAAACCGATAGCGTGATGAAGGTTTGGGATTCATGGGCGCTTGGGGAGGGCAAGGATCATCCTCGATTCGTTGCGGTGCGTGAGTATCTTGCAACTAATCCGGTTGAGCGTGCGCCGTTTGATGCAGAGCTCGGTGATTTGTATAAGGTTCGCTTTACTGATATCGATAACGGGGAAGAGCTCGTAGAGTTCGCGGTCGTTGTGTGCGCGGAAGAGCATGGGGCGTATGCGTTCGAATTTGCCGATGGGGGCACCGTTCCGCTGACTCATCCGGTAATTATCAGTGCGGAGTATGTGCAGTGATGGATGAGTTGTTGCAAGCGCGTGCGGTGATGTTGCAGGCTGCTGCGGTTATGGAGGAAGTGCTGGATGAGCCGTCTCGTGGGTATTTAGATTCGGTTCGTGACCGTCTGGGGGCGTTGTCGGATAAGTTACGGCACGCGGCGGAGAAATTGAAGGAGGGCAGTCATGAGGAGTAAGCATCCAGAAACGCACGCTTTGCCGATGGAAGCCGGTGCGGAATTGCGTGTAACGCTTGAGCGTGCTGCTGCGAAGCTGCGTGCGAGTGATGATCGTGTCTTGGCGTTTCGTCTTGAGCAACTCGTGAAGCGCTTGGGCACTGATTTAGATTTAGAGATGCGCATGGTGAGTGATGACCCGGATTTATCGTTCGCGTTTACGTGGGCGATGCGGTCGTTGCTTGAGGAGCAAATGGAGGGCGTTGCTGGCCTTGATGGTTCTGGCGAGGTGCGTGCGGTTGATGTGCTTGTGCCTACTGGGCGCGTGTATGCCGTGCGGCTGTCGGATGATGATGGGCCGTGGTGGAATTACTACGCCACCGAGGAAGAGGCTGCTACGGCTTTGAAAGAGAATGAGGAATGGTATTGGAGGAATGTGCAATGAGTAAGCGAGGTTTACTTGTGCCGGTTGAGCGGTACGAAGCGGCTGCAACAATGGAAGGCGTCGCGGAATTATTCGGCGTTACGGTTAGCGAGATGGAAGAGTTTCACCTATCGCTCGTTGCTGCTTTGAATGCGGCGCAACTGGCAGTGCAGGAAAGTGATATGCGTGCGCTCATGTCGTTGCTTGTGGTGGATGTTGATGCGGGCGAGGTTGATTTATCATCGTTCGGAGTGGTGCTTGTTGCTGCGTTGGCGGGCGCTTTGAAGGGCGGGGGCGGTGTGCATGAGTTTGTGAGTGATGTGCAGCGTCGTATTGATGCGTGGATTATGGGTCAAGTGTTGATGGGAGGGAAGTCATGAGTGAAGTTGCTGGAGCGCCGAAAGTGTTCCCGGATTACTCGGTCACGGGCACGATTGGCCCGCGTCCTCGTAAACCGTGGGAGCGGCCGTTAAAAGCTCGGGAGCGTCGCGCATGGAAGCGTGAGTGGCGAGAGTTCGTTGCAAGCTTCGATCGCGTTGCTGCAGCGGGTGACGTAATGGCCGTTTCGTTCCAAGGTGCGGTGGCGTTGCTTGATGGGCTTGCGCATCGGTGGCGGTTGCCGCGTAATTTGCAAGAGATTTTGGAGCGCGGGGAGTCGATTATGGTTACGTCCGAAACGGCTTGGGGTCGTGCAATTCTCGGTGAGTTGCTTGAAGAGATGAGGAATTGGGAGGTTGAGGAATGAAGTGGGAGGCGTGGTTTGCGCTTGCGCTCTTGTACGGCGTTCCGGGCTTTGCAGTGGTCTCGTTGCATTACTTGGATGATGCCATGCCGGATTGGGCTGGCCGCTTGGGCTTGGCAATGTTGGCGGTAGCTTCGGTGTGTGCGTCGATTGGCATCGTGGTTTGGGGCATGTCATGAGCGTATCGGCGTACTTGGTTGACGGCGTGCATGTTCGTGTTTCTCGCACGAAGCGCTGGGAGCCGGAGCGTAAGTATGTTGCCCTTGCAAAGCGTGAGCCGTTCGTACTCGCTGGGTTGGCATTTATTGACGAGCCGGGCGAGGTGTGGTTCAGGTTCGGCGGCGATCGGGCTGTGTTGGTCGATGAGATTGTTGCGGAAGTGAAGGCCGCGTTGCGTCGTGAATTGCGCCGACCGGTTAATAAAACCGTGGTTGTTGAGCGTGCTCGGGAAGATTTAGGCGATGAGGGCGAGAAGGTGCGTTGGATTATCACATCACGGATTGAAGGCGAAGAGTGAACCGCGCCGGTGACATTGTGAAACGCCTCGGGGAAGTCCGCGCCGGTTGGCGTGGCTGGGAGTTATTCCGCGACGTAGCACTCATAGCGGAAGCGGAGGCAGGTGCGAGGGCTCGTTTGGAACTCATTGAGAAACTCGGGGAGCAACAGGACGAAGCGTTGCGTGAGTTGGAGCGGTTGTCGCGCCCGTGGTGGAAACGCCGAGGCAAAAAATGAGCAAGGCTTGGCTTTTAATCCGAGAGCGTCGCGATAGCGAGTTAAGAATCACCGGGAAAAAAGTCCTTGCAGTCTTCAACGGCCGACCTATGTTCAACGATTTGCTTGGATTGGTACCGAGCCCGATTTTCGCGCCGACAGCAATCGCTGAAGAGCTGGCGGAAACAGGCCACGCGCTCTCAGGCGATGGCGGCGATTACGTCCTCGAAAAACACAACGTTGCAGAGGTGACGGAGTGAACGCTGTCAGTATCAAGGCGGCTCTCTCCGCGTGCGAACTGAACTACACACAGGGTGGCCTTGCCATGCCACCCTCACCCTCTCCGCACACACCGACGGGGATAAATCCCCCGCAATTCAACGCGCCAAAATCTTTGGCCAGCGCGCCGAGAACCTCGCCAATGTTCCAATCGGCACCGCAATTCTCGCAAGTGGAAAACTCTCCCTCAACAGCTGGACAGACAAGAGCGGGAATCAGCGCTGTGATTGGAAGATTACTGTGAATTACGTGATTAACGGACTACTCATCATCATGTGGGGATTACTACCGGTTCAACTTGTGCAGCACTGGCGTGGGAAGCGTGAATCTGTACGAACCGTGTCACGCATTGGGGTAGGCGCGGGATTACTTGCGCTTGTTGTTGCAGCGATTCAATGGGCAACATCATGAGCGTGTTCGTTGTCCTTGTAGCTGTAAGCGCCGTTGGCTTAAATGCTTACATGCTGTGGGATAGTTGGGATAGCATTAACTGGCTTGAAAAAACCGTGTTGCTATTAATGTTTGCGTCTGTGTTGGCAGCGATCGCTGCAGCGTTCCTTGGGGCACTGTGGGCATGAATCACGGGCGGGAGATTATTAAACTCATCAATAAGCACGCTGTGGCTCGCCGTGGCTGGGAGTTATTCCGTGACTGGGTAGCCGCGATGTCGCTTACGTTCCGCTCGTCAGTATCTACAGGTGCCGCTAAAAACGATTTAGAGAGCGAATACGCCACCTTGGTTGACCGTTACGGGCACGAGGTCATGAAAGCATTCGCGGATGCGCTCGGGATGCTCACAATGATTATGGAGGAAGATCCTCACGACGCGCTCGGCGAGATTTTCATGCTTAGCGGGTGGGGTGAAGGGTCGTGGGGCCAGTTTTTCACGCCTCGCGAAGTGAGCGGCCTCGTTGCGGCCCTATCCATGCAGGAAGATGCCGCGAAAGAGGTCATTGCCCGCAAAGGGTTCGTAACTCTGTACGAGCCTGCTGCTGGTGCTGGCGGCATGCTCATTGAAGCATCGAAGCTCATGCGGTCATGGGGGTTAAACCCGCAAAAGCAATTACTGGTAACGGCTTGGGAGTTGGATCGTGACGCGGCACTCATGCTGTACGTGCAACTAGCCTTGCTGCACATTCCCGCTCGCGTTGTTGTGGGGAACACACTCACGCTTGAAGTATTCGATGTTTTCTACACTCCCGCGTTCATTCTCGGGCTGTGGCGTTACCGCGTTGGGCGTGATTCTCACGAAGATATTCCCGTGGAAGCCGTACCACTCGTGGAAGAAGCAGAGGAGGGCGATTCTGATTTGTCCATGCAACCGTCGTTGTGGTAATCTTTGGGTACCCCTGCTCGGGGGTGCATGTATCGTCCTTAGTGAGAGTGGCAAAGCGCTCGGTGTTCAGTAGGCACCGAGCGTTTTGCTGTATATTAAGGATGTACTGCTTCCTCGGTACATTGGCACTAGGCAGATGCGTACTGTCCTAGTACATGCCCCGGCCTTTGTGCGTCTTTCTCCTCTCCCAGCACGGCCGGGGTTCCTAATTGTGTTAAACTGCAAGTGTTCTGCCATCGACGCTCGTTCTGAAAATTCCCGTGGCCGGGTTAACCAGAGCGAGCGTCAATTACTACCCCAACATTCCAAGACGTGATAACGTAACCATGGTTTCTTCAATTCAAGGCGCTCACGAAACCATCTGCTTATACAAGTCGGGCAGATGCAACGTGAGCACTACCTTTCCCGCGTGTTGTAAACTCCAATCATGAGTACGACAGGTAAAACCTCGCTGAAAAATAAGAAACTACACGGACGTGCCGGCAACAATAAAGCCGCCGATGTAGCTCGTGCCGCACAGAAAGTCAGAGACAAAGCACTCGAACCCACCGCCGCAACCGCGAAAGCCATCACGAATAAACGCCACCTGCTATTCCTCGATCACTACTTCTCAAAAAAGAATTGGATGAACGCAACCGGCGCTGCAAAGGCCGCTGGATACGCGGAACGCACGGCCGGACGCACTGCTCACGAAGTATTGAAGCGACCTGAAATACAGGATGAGATACAACGTAGATTAGCAAAGCACCGCAAGGCGCTTCAGTACGGCCCAGAGGAAGCCATGGCAGACCTTGCGGAGATGGCGCGGGCTGATGTTAATGAAATTATGCGCAGCGTCACTACGGCGTGCAGGCGGTGCCACGGCGTTAATCACGAGTACCAATGGCGCAGTCAATTAGAGTTCGATGTTGCGCATGAGAAGTGGATCATGGCGGAGTTGGAAGCTGTGCAGGCGGGGCGGAAGTACCTGCCGGTTGAGCCAAGCATGAGGGGCGGTGTTGGGTTTAGTGATGATTTGTTGCCTAATCCGGCTTGTCCTGCTTGCGGTGGGGCTGGGGAGACTCGCACGGTGTTCGCGGATACGACGAAGTTATCTCCAGGCGCTAAAAAGTTGTTTGCGGGGATTAAGCTCACGCCGAATGGTCCGCAGCCGATGATTCATGACCAGTTGAAGGTGCGCGAATTGATTGGGAAGCATCTTGGGTTGTTTAAGGATGTCATTGAGATTAAAGAAGTCGACGTAGACGCTATTCGTTCCTTGTCTGATGAGGAGTTGGATGAGCGGGCGCGTGACCTTGGCATCGAGGATTAGGGGTCACTTATGGTAGATGAAACAGCACTTGTGGCTCATAACTTGGAGCGTGGGTTGCCTTTATCACCGTTGACGCAACGTGAGCATGAGCGCGTGGTTATTGAGATTGAGCGTGAGCGACGTAGGCGTAAGCGTTTCGCGTTACCGATTCGTGAGTTTATTCAATCGTTCGGGTTGAAGCCGCCGGATCACTTGGAGCCGATTCTGGATGCGATGACTCGTGCAGAGGCGGGGGAAGAGGTGCGTGCGGTGATTAGTGTGCCACCGCAGCACGGTAAGTCGACGGCGCTGCTTGCTGGGTTGATTTGGTTGGCGGGGCGCAAGCCGTATTTGCGTTCGGCGTATGCGACGTATTCGCAAGACTTGTCGGATCAGCAGTCGGCGGATGCGGGTGTGTTGGCGATGCAGGCGCGGGTGTCTTTTAAGCATCGGAAACCGTCGCAGCGTCGTTGGGTGTTGCATGATTACCAAGGCCGGGGCGAAGGCAGGATTATTTACACCAGTGTTGGTGGGAAAATGACGGGTTCAGCGGTTGACGGGTGGATGGTACTTGATGACCTTGTGAAGGGCCGTAAAGAGGCGGCGTCGCTTGCTCACCAGAAACAGGTGCGTGAGTTCATAAGCGGCACGGTGATGAGTCGCTTGCATCCCGGCGCGTCTTTGTTCCTCGTTGGTACTCGTTGGCACCTAATGGATCCCATCGGCTGGGTCTTGGATGAGATGGGCGAGGAGTATGAGGAGATTAACCTGCCCGCCATTACGGATGGCGAAGCGTTGTGGCCCGAGGAGCGGCCGTATGAATGGCTCATGCGGCAGAAAAGATTCATGCTACCCGCCGATTGGGAAGCACTCTACATGGGGCAACCGTTACCGGATGGTGCGGCAGTGTTCCTTGGTCATCGCTTGTACGAACCGAGTGATTTGCGGAACATGGGGCCGTACAGAGAGGCGTGGGGGTTCGACTCGGCGTACACGTCTAAAACTACGTCGGATTACACTGTTGCGCTTCGGTGCAGAGTGTACAACCGTGACCCCTCTACGACTTATGTGATGGAGGAGGTTCGGGGGCAATTCACGCCGCAAGAGGTTATTGCTCACTTGAAAGCTCGTGGTGTGCGGGAAGTATCGTGGTACTTATCCGGCACGGAGAAAGGCATGGCGGCGTTGCTTGAGCAAAACGGTATCCGGGTTGACGCGATGCCTGCAAGTACCGATAAGCTCGATAGGTCAGTGAATGCGGCGGTGGAGTGGAATGCGGGTAACGTTCCGCTCCCGGCGGGAGCGACTTGGTTGAATAGTCACATTGCGGAGATGAATAGTTTCACGGGTACGGGCGATGAGGTGGATGACCGCGTGGATGCCTTGGCTGCTGCGATTGATAAGCTGCACGGTAGGGAGCGGTTCGCAAGTGCGGAGCAAGCCGCGAAGATTTATGTATAGGTCGGGGTGGTGTTGGTGATTACGGATAATGATTTGCAAATAAGCTTGACGGGCGTGTCGAACCGTTTGGATCGCGCGGTGGAAGCCTTGGCGTGGGCGAAAAATGAGCGGCCTCGTGACTGGGCGCGATTATTCCCGGATATTAGTGAACAGTCACGGCCTGATGTTGAGCGTTTAAGCAGGCAGGCGCAAAGCATGGGTTTTCGCATGTTGCGGGATATTCGCGTGGGCACAATTGGCGAAGTCGAATGGGGCGGGGATAACGAGGCGCTTGATGAGCGGTTGGAAGGCGATTTGAACATTGAAGGTCTTGCTCGCTCCATTTTGGATGACGGGAATGTGCTTGGGATTATTGCCGGCGTTGTTCGCCGTGGTCTTGATGGCGTGGTTCGTGCAGAGGCGTTGCAGGGGTATGTGGAGCCGGTGTTTTCGGCGGAAAGTCCTGCGGAGATTATCGGCCTCGCGCAGATTTGGGCGAAACCGGGCGATAAGAATGGCACGCAAGTAATTCGGGTGTATGACCTTGGCGGCACGATGTATCAGCTCGAAACGACCGATTTAACGAAGATTCCAAAATTATCCACGGCGGTTGTGGTCGCGGCGTCGCAAGAGTTCCCGGCGGGCGCGCCGATTCCTCGGTTTCGAATTGTTGATACTGACAGTGACGGGTACCCGCGCGGTCTTATTGCCGCGCTTGCTCCGCTGATTCGTTCCGATTGGGCCAGTCAGGTGCGTAGTGATCGTGTTGAGGAAGCTACGGCGTTCCCGCAGCTCGTTACGAAAGGTGAGGTGGCGGTGGATGAGCGTGGCCCGACGCGAATTATTCGCATGTTGAAAGATGGTGACGCAAGCTTCCTGCTACCGGGCGATATGTCGCAGATGCATGAGCATCACGACCGGAAGGTTTCTCGGTTGCGGCAAGATGCCAGTTTGATGGGTGAGATTGGCCGTGGGCAGGTACCGAGTGGTGAGGCGCTTGCAGAGGCGAATGCGCAGTACATGGCGGCTTGTCGTGAGCTTGCTCGTGATTTATCGTTTGTGCTTACGCAATTGGTGGATGATTACGCCATCGCTGAAGGGCTTGGTGCGGGTGTTGCGATTAATGTGCAGCCATCGAAAGAGCGGGTGCGGCAGCAAGAGCTTGATTGGCTCATTGCCGGGTGGCGTGAAGGCCTTATCGATTTCGGCGCCGCTGTTCGTGCATTCGCTGGGTATGTTCCAACGTGGGATGCGGAAGAGGTTGAGGAGTGGTTGACTGCGGAGGCGGAGCGGTCGAAGCTCGGCAGTGAAGAGCTAGGTATTGATGCTGGTGGTGAACCGTTAGCGTTTGGACGTGATCCGGGTGAGCCTGGCCCTAATTGAGTTGATTGTGCGGCGGTTTGATTCCGCCGCGCGTCAATTGGAGCGTGAAGCGATTCGCCGTATTGTGCAGTCGCTTAATCGTTCCGAGGTTCGTTTTCTCGTTGAGTTGGAGCGGTTGTCGGCTCGTGCGCGCTCGGCGGGTGTTGAGTCTGCGCAGGTTCGTGAAGCTATGGTGCGTTCGTTGTTGGATCAGGTGCGGGCGAGTCGTGACGCTTTGCAGCTTGATAGGGCGGAAACACTCGCGGCGTTGTCGGCACTGGATGCGGAGGCTACCGCGTTGGGTCGTGCACAGGCGAGTGCGTTGGTGCAGGCCGCTTCGGGTGTTCCAAGGTCGGTGATTGCTCCGATGCTTAACGTGGGGCAGATTGTGGCGAGTGCGCGTGTTGAGGCTCGACTCACGTCGATTGGTGATGCTCGCGTGGCGAACGGGTTGGCTCGTTTGTTGCAGCACACGGAGGAAACGGCGCGAATTATTGAGGGAATTATTATTGATGGCGCGGTTGCTGGCACGGGGTGGGGCAAAATGTCTCGCGAAGTTCGCAAGGCGACTGGCCTCACGCATTACTCGGCGGAACGAATTGTACGCACCGAGTCGATGGAAGCTATCGATACCGCTCGCAATGAGCAATACGAAGAGGATAATGTCGACTTCGTGATTGTCCTTGCAACGGCTGATGACCGCGTGTGCGGGTACTGCGCATGGCGAAGCGGGAAGGTGTATCGGCGTGAGGATATTCAGTTACCATTTCATCCGAATTGCCGGTGCACGACGGCGGCAGTTCGTAAAGAGTTCGTGGAGAGCGGTGCGGATGACATTTCATGGCTTGATGAGCACCATGCGGAGACTGTGAAGCGAGCGGAAGAGAAACCGTTGCAAGGCGTTGCACCGTCAGAGGTGTGGCGTGGTCGCACGGCACCGCCTAAGCCTGTTGACGTGGCGAAGTGGCGCAAGTAGTGTATTATCCATGTATAGGCGCTGGTGGCGCTTGCCCTGTGGGCTGTGGAGGTTTGGGTTATGGGTACGGATCAAGGCTTGGAGCAAGAGGTCAAGACTGATGCAGCGGTCGATGCGGATGTTCCCGTCGAGCAAGAGGCAGTCGAAACTCCTGAAAGTGTCGATACTCCGGTGGATGTCGATGCGTTACAGGCAGAGGTTGAACGCCTCCGAGGCCATAACGAAAAGTTATTGGCGGAGAAGAAAGCTGCGAAAAGTTCTTTGAGTGAGGTTGAGCAATTGCAAGAGCGATTGCAAGCACTTGAGGAGGAGAATGCGACGGCGAAAGCTGAAGCGTTGCAGTCGCGACGGGTTGCGCAACTTGCTGGTAAGGTAGCGGCTCCTGAAAAGGCGTTGCTTTTGCTTGAAGATGCGCATATTGGCAAGGATGGGGTGATTGATGTCGAGAAGTTCTTGGCGGATAATCCCATGTTTGCTGTTGTGAAGAGCGGTCCGGCTCCGGTTGCTTCGGGTGGCAAAGCACCAGAGGCGACAGATATGAATGCTGTTCTGCGCAAAGCTGCGGGGCGGTAATTTTTAGGGGTGGTTGATTCATGAGTGTAGTTATTACTGACCGCAGTGATGCGGCGGCACTTATTCCGGTTACGCAAGCAAATGAGATTGTTCAGGGCGTTGTTGAAAAAAGCGTCGTGATGCAGCTCGGTACTCGCTTGCAAAACATGTCAAGCAAAACGCATCGGATTCCGGTGCTTAATCAGTTGCCGCAAGCTCATTTCGTTGATGGCGATACGGGCTTGAAGCAAACGAGTAAGCAGGCTTGGGAGAATAAGTTCATTCACGCGGAGGAGATTGCGGTTATCATGCCGATCCCTGAAGCCGTGTTGGATGATAGCGAGTACGACATGTGGGGTCAGATTCGTCCGCGCGTTGAGGAAGCGTTTGCGAAAACGTTTGACGCGGCGGTGCTTGTTGGCGAGGGCGCGCCTGCGGCTTGGCCGGATGATATTTTCACAGGCGCTACCGGTGCTGGGCAGGTCTTGACGATTGGCGATAAAGGCGACCTGTATAACGATATTCTCGGCGAAGGCGGCCTTGTTGATTTCGTTGAAAGCGACGGGTTCTTCGTTAGCGGGTACCTGGCGCAAACTACGATGCGTGCGAAGCTTCGTGGGTTGCGTGAGCAGGTTTGGGATGGTACGCAGGCAATTAATGCCGGTGTTCCAATTTTCCATCGCTCACCTGATCGTCGTGACGTGCAGGGCGCTTCGGTGTATGAGCTTGATGGCTCCCCGATGTACTGGGATCGCATTGGCGCGCTTGATGCGAACACGTTGATGATTGCGGGTGATTTCTCTCAGCTGGTGTATTCGATTCGTCAAGAAATGACGTACAAGGTGCTCACCGAGTCCGTCATTACTGATAATCAAGGGCAGATTATTTACAACTTGGCGCAGCAGGATATGGTTGCGCTTCGTGCCGTGATGCGCCTTGGTTGGCAGTTGCCGAACCCGATTAACCGCTTGAATGAGAACGAGTCCACTCGTTATCCGTTCAGTGTTCTGAAGGCTTCGTAAGGAAGGGTATTGGTTATGAGTGCATTAACTGGAGCGGTGAAGTTCGAGCTTGATAACCTTGATAGTGGCGAAACGCACGCTGTCTGGAAGAATGATACTGGGCGCGACGTGATTGTTTTCGACCCGATTCTCGTTATCAATAAAGGTTCTGCTACGGCAGGCGCGGAGGTCACGATTAACGTGTTGCATGATTCCGGTGAAACGGCTATCGCGGCAGGCGTTGAATCTGATAGCGCTGGTACGTTCGTAGCGGAGGGCGCGGGGTACGTGCTTGCTGGTGAGTCTGTTGCGGTGACGAATGCCACGGCGCAGGCCGGCCTTGAAGCCAGTGTGTACTACCGCTGGATTTACGCATGAGTCGCGGGTCCGTTCGGGTGCGGTTCTTGATGCGGAAGCGTTACCCGCATCCGGACGGGCCACGTCGTGCTATTGGTGATAGCCTAGAGATGCAGAGCGATTTAGCGACGCAATGGGCTGGTAATGGTGTTGTTGAGATTATTGATGAGGCCCCGGTATTGAAAGAGGCACAGGAAGCGGCGACAATTTCCACCGCTAAAGAGGTTCCCGAACAAAGGGATAATCCCGAAGCCTCGGCAGATAACGCGGATAATTCAAGTCAAGATGAAGCCAAAGCGAAGCCCAAAGCGAAGCCGAAACGCAAAGCAGTGAGTAAGGCCAAAAAATAGGGGTGGTGAGTTGTGGCGCAAGATCTGACTGACATTAATGATGCGTTGGAGGTTATTGCGGCGTATTTCTCACCTGTTCCCGCCGATGCAGAGTTATTGCTGGAGCAAACTGCGGGTAAGGATTGCGATACGGGAGATACGGTGTATCGGCCGTACGCGGTGCTTGCTGGTTTGTTCGGTATGCGTTGGAATCAGTACAAGTCTTTACGGTCGGCTTCGGGGTCGGCTGTGGAGTTCGGTAGCGTAGCGTCTGCGCAGAGATGGGCGGAGGGTACGCAACAGGCGTTCGATAAAGACTTATGTAACGTTCCTGATGGTCTTGGCGGGTCGAACGTGTTTAAGGTAGTGCTGTGAGCCAGTCTGTAATGGCCGGTGCGCCATTTGAGCGCGTACTGCTCCGGTGGTTAAAGCCCGGCGCGGGTGGTGTTGACCCTGTCACGGGCAACCCGGTGCAAGATGCCGGGGATATTGTCGTGTTGCAAGCTCACGCTGCACCGTTCAAGGCTACACAGCTCCGGTACGAGCCGGGCGTTGACCCGAAAGTGATTAAGTTCCGTGGTGATTTGGTGGTGCCGCGCTTGTTCCCTCCGGGGATAGGTGTTGGTGAGCAAGTAGCTGTGGAGTACAACGGGTACGCGGGCATGATGACTATCACGTCGCTTATCACTCCGGATATTGTTGGTGTTGATTTCGGCACGTATTTCGAAGGTGATTTGCTGATAACGGATCATCCTGATTATTTACAGCTTGATTCTAACGAGTATTGGGAGCTTTACATAAGTTCGTACTCGAGGGAGAATTAAGATGTCGCGGGTTTTTACGGGGCCGTTGTATCGCCTTGAGATTAATACTCGTGAGATTGAGGATGCGCTTGTTGAGGCGTTCGCGGTGACGAATGAGATGGCGAAAGCACAGTTTGACCGTGCGATTGAGTCTAATTGGTATCCGTGGCCTCGTGTGACTAAGCGTCGGCGTGGTGAGGCGGGTTCGCCTCGTAACATTGTTGACATGGGTCAGTTACTTGGGTCTCACGTTGGGAATAAGGTGTCTCCGACCGTGTACGCTCACTTCTGGACTGCGGAGTACGCGCTGTACGTGCATGAAGGCGCTCGGCTTAGTAATGGCACGGTGTTGCCTGCTCGTCGGTGGACGGAAGAGGCGTTTAAGCGTTGGTCGTTCGCAGAGGCGTTCGCGTTATCGGCTGAAACGATTCTGGAGCGTCGATTACCGTGATTGATATTATTGCGTTACGTAGTGACCTTGCCGCTTGGTTGGGGCACTTGCTGGGGAATTACCGCGCGAAAAACGGCGCGACATTCCCAGCAATTTACTTGGGGGAGCCTCCGAGTGATTACGTTTTTGAGGTTGGAGCGGGTGGTGAGCGACTTGAGGTTATTGTCGATGCGCACCAGCAAGGCACGGTGCACCGGGTGCATGGCGGGCAGAGGTTAGAGGTTTCTGCTACGATTCGGTTAATTCCGCACGGTCGGAATACCAGCACCGATGCGAGTGCGGAGTACTTTGCGGGCGCGGCAGTGCGCGAAGCTGCACAGATTATTGTGGGGCGTTTGCGGAGAGTTTCCGACCCGTTGGATTTGCCGGCTAATGCAGAGCTTGGCGTGGTGGATCAATCGGTCATTCAAGTTTTTAGAGGGGTGTGAGGGTAATGGGTTTAAGAGATGCGAAGTACTCCCAGCAAGTTGATGGTTTGCCGGGGTATATCGAGTTGGCGTACACCGCGGATGGTCAAGCACCAGCGGTTGTAACGGTTGAGGTTGACGGGGCGCATGCAATTGGGGATAAAGACATTGCGGTGCAGTCGTTGCCGGAAGATGTTCCCATGGGCGCAATTATTGTGTTCCCGAACCAAACGGTTATCGCTTCGGAGGCGGCTGCGAAGAATGCTACAACGTTGAAGGTTGAAGCAATCGACGGCCTTGATGGTGAAGGGCTTAAAGCTGCGTTGGGCGATAATGATGAGGGCAATTGGAACGGTTTGTACCGTGATTTACGGTCACAGGATCTTGATTTCAGTCGTAACCCCTCGGTTACGCGGCAGGGTTCTATCGTGCACGGGCCTCGTGCGGGGAGTGTGACGGTGCAGAAACCGATTGTTCAGTCGGTTGCTCCTACTACGAACCGTTCGGGTGAGTTCTGGCATCCATCGGAGATTGTCGACCAGTTAGAGAAGTATTCGGATACGAATGCGATTTTCTGGGTGCGTCAAGTTTTACCGGATTCGGATGGTGAGGATGCGCGCGTGGCTGAAGGCCCAGCGCTTATTACGAACACGCAGTTTGGGCAGCCTGCTGATGGCGTTGTGTCCGTGTCGTACACGGTGCAGTGGGCGGTGGATGCTCGTTTTGAGCCTGTAGGCGCGGGTACTCCTTAATGTTGGTTTCGCGTGCGCTTGGCCCGGTTCGTCACACACGTTCGCGTCGGGGTTTACCGAAGCGCACGCGAGATCCAATTGTTGTTCTGCTTGGTGAGAGTTTGGGGCCGCGTCATGTGACTGCGGCCGTTCTTTTCGTGCATGGTGGCGTTGAGGGCGGCGTTGTTGAGTTGAATAACGGCGTGAGCATCATGCTTACCGATGAGTTATGTGCCGCTGGGCATAGTGTGTATTTTGATGTGACGTTGGAGGTCATAACGTGAGCAAGAAAGATGTGAGTAGCACCGTGTTTCGGATGGATGATTTCTTTACCGAGGTGCAAATCGAAGTTGCTGGGCGGGAGTTTCGCGGGGGTGTTGTCACGCTTGCGGAGCAAGAGAAGTTGAGTGCGGCCGCGCGTAACATTGCGACCGATGCCGATGCGTACCTTGATGCGATTGCGGATGTGTTGAATGCGCGACGAGTTGAAGGGGATAAGAAAAAGAAAATTACCGGCGGTGATTTGAAAAATTACCAAGACCGGCAAGTGCATAACTTGATGCTCGTGCTGCAAGGTCGGCCTGTCGTAGGCTTACCGGGGTACCAAGGTGACGCGGAGGAAGAGGTCGAGGGAAAGAGCTAGGCCCCGAATTCGCCGAGCTGTTGGCGGTGTACGGGTTGAAGCCGTGGGATGTGCAGCGTCTCACGCCACGGCAATTAGCGTATTATTTGCATCACTTGCCGCATGTGCGTGGGCATGTGAATTACCCCGTGGCGATGCTAATGGCGGAGTTATCGAATGCGTTCACTCCGAGGTATACGGGGCCTGACCCGGATGGGGATAAACCTGCGAAGCCACCGCGTCCGGTTGACCCGTGGCGGCCTGTAGAGTTCTTACCGCCGGATAGTGTCGACCCGTTCGAGATTATCTTGCCGCCTTACCCGGATGAGGTGAGTGCGGTATTGTTGGAACATAAGGCGGATTTGCCGCCGTGGTGTGTTGAGTTGGTGGATTGGGAGCGGGTGGTGGTGACTCGTGGCTAGAGCTGGAACGTTTGAGTTTCGCACAGCGATGGATCTGTCGGGGTATCGCTCCGGCATGGCAACCGCTGAAAGCGAGTTAAAGCAATTCGCTGAAAAATCTACGCAAGAGTTCCAACGTCGCACGGCTGACATTATGCGCCTCGGTACGCGAATGACTGCGGCCGTAACCGTTCCACTCACCGCGATGGGCGCGGCCGTACTACACATGTCCGGCGCGTTCGAACAAAGCATGAATAAGGTTGGTGCACTCACGCAAGCTACTGGGCGTGAGTTTAATCAATTACGTGACCTTGCCAAGGAATTGGGCGCTACTACGGTGTTTAG